TTGGAAGACGTTCTACCTCATGTCGCCTTGGGGTTGTCAGGTAGAAGATCATCGTTTTGGTATGCTCCTAAGCATCATTGGAAACGCCCTTGGCGGTGAGTGGATTAAACCTGAAAACTGGTTCACTCGATACAGTAGCCACGAAGAGGAAGTTAAGTCACAAAAGGCTGCGCAGCTATCCAATGTCGTTCTTGCTCGCTTCAAAATCTACTCGGCAGAGCAACAGGCACTCAAGCAAAAGGAACGGGAGAGCAAGAAGTAGGTAGGCCAATCGCCACGTAAATACACGCATGGCTTCGATTGGTAATCTATACGCTTCGCTCTCCCTCAAGTCCGCAAACTTTGAAAGTGGACTTCGTAGGGCTTCGACCCAAACCCAACGCACTCAGCGAGAAATGCGGAGCAACTTTGCCACGATGGCGAAGGGGGCGGCAACCGCATTCGCAGCTATGGGAACGGCGGCAGTCGCTGGTGCAACTGCTATCAAATTCCAGTTCGACTCAATCGCAGACAAGGCGAAGCAGTTAGCCAATTCGGCACAGGTAGCAGGTGTCGGGTTCGATGACTTCCAGCGGCAGGCGTTTGCGGCATCTACCGTTGGTATCGAGTTTGAAAAACTAGGCGACATTTTCAAAGACGTTCGTGATCGCATCGGTGACTTCATCAGCACGGGTGGCGGTCCCATGAAGGACTTCTTCGAACAGATCGCTCCCAAGGTTGGCGTAACTGCGCAGCAATTCCAGAAGCTAGGCGGCAAAGACGCTCTGCAACTCTACTACGATAGCTTGGTGAAGGCAGGCGTCAGCCAAGAGGAAATGGTCTTCTATCTGGAGGCAATGGCTAGCGACGTTACCAACCTCATTCCGCTCTTGCGTGATGGCGGTAAGGCGTTTGACGAGATGGGTTCCAAGGCTTCCGTTATCTCGGACGACGACATTAAGAAGCTACAGGAATACACCAGAGCGCAGCAAGAACTCCAAGCTGCCAAGCAGACCCTAATCCTAGCAGCTATCGACAGCGGCGTTCTGGATAGCTTCACAAAGGCAATCCAACTCACAGCGGAAATCGTGCGCCAAATGTCAGGCGCAGCGCCAGCGGCGAATGCGATGGGGGCAAGCGTCTCCAACGCGCTGAACACAATTGGCAACGCGGCAGCGGTAGCCGCCGGGATCATCGCCAGCCGGTATGCGGTTGCCCTTGGCGTTACGGCAGTCGCCGCAGCACGATCGTTCGTTGCTGCAAACCTTGGCGCGATTGCTGGAATGATGGCCTATGCCCGTGTGGCCCCTGTAATGGCCGGCGCAACGATGGCAGTCACAGGCCTACGTGCCGCAGCGATGGGCCTGTTGGCGCTATTTGGCGGGCCGTGGGGATTAGCAATCGCGGGGGCCGCTGCTGGTATCTACTGGCTCTACCAGAAAACCGAGGAATCCAAACGCGCCTCCGTTGAATACACGCAGAAGCTGACAGAGGCCCAGGCTCGTACCGCAAAGGTCACAGAGGTCACGATGCAGCTTGCCCATGCGAAGGGTGAAGCAAGAGCCGCCTCGCTGGCAAACGCCAATGCGCTCATGCAGGAGACGAAGCAGCTCATCGCCAACGCGAAAGCTGCCGCTGCGGCCGCACGGGTAAAGCTGACGGACAAGATTGCCGAGAACAACGCTCGAATGGATCGCCAAATCTCCATGCAGACCAAGACTGCTGATGGGATGGCAACCTCGGGCAGAAAGAGGCGCGTCTACAACTCAGGTGAACAGCAGCTTCATGCCAACATCATGGAAGCGGAGTTGACAGTCGCTGAACTCCGCAGACAGGAATACGAGCTTGCACAGATGCTCGCTGGGGCACCGGGTATCGACTACAGCGCGCCACCAATTGGCAGTGTTCCATCGAATGGGGGTGGAGGCGCATCAAGCGCGGCAGCAGATGCGCGCAGGCAGGCATTGGATTATCTCGAGGACCTACGCGACACCGAGCGTCAGTTGATGCTCACCGGCAAAGCGTTGGCAATTTACAACGCACTAAAACAGGCCGGTGTTTCGGGTGATAGCGAACTCGGCAAGGAAATTGCTAAGCAAGCTGGACAGAACTTCGACGTTGAGGAGTTCGCACGAAACCAACAGGCCCTGCGCGATACCCGCGACGACTATGTGAAGATGCGTGAGGAAATTGGGTTGAACGAGCGCCAGTTGGCCTTGCTCAACGCGGAGAGGCAATCCGGTACGGTCATCCTGTCAGACGGCACCATAGTCGTCAGCGCACTTTCTAAGGCAACGCGGAAAGCGATCAACGACTATTACGACGAGAAGGATGCCATTGAGGCGCGGAACAAAAAGCTAGAGGAAGCGAAGCGCCTACAGGAAGAACAGGCGAGAGCAGCCCAGCAACGCGCCGACGACATTTCCCGCGTCAGGGAGCAAATTGGTGCAGACCTCGGTAACATCGCAGCCAATGCCTTTGATGCGCTTATCATGGGTAGTGAGAAGTTCGGAGACGTTTTCAAGAAGACGTTGAAGGACCTAGGCAGCTTGATGCTCGAACTGCTCGTCTACCAGCCGCTGCAAACCATGATGGCTGAATGGGCAAAGGCGCTTAGTGGCTCCCTAGGCAAATGGCTTGGCCAGATTGCTGGCAACATCATCGGCGGTGTTTCGGTTGGTTCATCTACCAGCACGGGAGGTTCGGCCCCTGGCATCATGAGTCCAGATCACGCCACCATTGGTAAGGCTGTTGGTGGTCCGGTAAACGCTGGCGAAACGTACCGTATCGGCGAACGCGGCATGGAATTGTTTACACCGGATCGCAGCGGCTACATCGTTCCTAACCATCGTTTAGGTGGCGGCGGCACAAGCGTTATTGTGAACGTGAACGGCTCCACCGATCCAGAGGAAACGCGTCGCCATGTGATGGAAGGTATCGCCTCTGCAATGCCAATGATTACCGACGCTGCTCACGCAAAGACGATGAACAAGATTGGTCGCCCCCGAATGAACTAAGCCGGAGCCTTGCTTGCATAAGTACTCGACTACTTTGCAAGTGAGGCCCCTAGGTGACTACCTACCCAATTAATCCACCACCCGTTGTAGCATCTACCGAGACGCTTCGCCTCGCCCACAACCAAGGTATCATGATTTCGCCCTTCTCGGGTAATCAGGTAACGGTAAACAACTTTGCAGAGTGGAGCCTAGAACTTGGCTTCAATCCAATGTCAGAAGCCAACGCGAAGGCTTTCACGGCATGGCGTGCCAGTTTGCGGGGGGCGACAGGGACGTTCCTGTACCAGCCGCACGGGAGCGGCAAAAACCTTAATGGTAGGACGCTTGCTGCAACGGCATTCCCATACAGCCAAACAATCTCCGTTGGTGGGTGGGCCGCAGGCGCGGCAAGCCAACTCGTCGGCGGCGATTACCTAAGCATCAACAACACCCTATTCCAGATTATCACGGCCCCGGCTGTCGCAGACGGGAATGGCCGCGTTCTAATCGAGGTCAGCCCAAACACCCGCACTCAATTCGCTACTGGTAGTTCGGTCAATTTCAGTTCTCCCAAGGGCCGCTTCCGCCTCATTGAAGGCCAAGACGGCGCTGGGATTAGCAGGGACGCAGACACCGTGAGCGTGGGCACATTGAGCGCGAGAGAAGCCCTGTGAGAGATCTAGGCCCACTCCACGCGGAATGGTCCGCGAAGCTGCGCAATGAGTTTGGCATCACCCCTGCCATCTTCGGCTGGTTCGACTTCAAAAGCGGCCCTGTTGGTGTGTGGACCGGAACCCATCCGATCACGCCCAAAGGGACTGGCGACATTGAGTTGGACAATAAGACGTTCGACCCACTGGTAAACGGCGCCCCTATTAACATCGGGACGAACAATTTCAGCTATCAGGGTTCCGAAGCCTTCACCCTTTCGATGGCCATTCCAGAGTCACCAAGCACCTACGTACAGGCTGCTAGCGTGGACCCCGAAGAGTATCAGGCTCGCACTGCAATCCTATGGCGCGCAATGATGGTCACGGCACCAACACCGGGGCAGGAAGGCATCTGGGCTTTTAGGCGTGTTCGCGCTGGTGCGATGGATGAACTGTCCATTTCCTACAACGGCAAGGAACACCTCTTCACCCTGACAATCGAAGCACATGCCAGCATGATTAGCGCGGCGACAGGTAGCAACTGGTTAGATCAAAAGCGTTTTGATCCGCTTGATACCTCACAGGACTTCGCAGTTAGCATCGCAAACAATCCAAGCAATCCGTCACGCGGCGCGGCTGGTGGTTCATACGGCGGTGGCGGTGGAGGCGGAGGCCGAGGCGGTGGCGGCGGAATCTATTCGGAACAGGTACTAAAGTAGGCTGACTCGCCGGTGTAAATACCGGCATGAAGAAGCTAACTAGATACCCGGATTGGACCGATAGATTAGCTTGCTACCTCGACCGTGTTCGCGACGAGCCTTTCGGGTGGGGCGAGCATGATTGCGTTCTATTCTGCAACGGCGCTGTCAAAGCAATTACCGGCAAGGACTTTGTTTCCAAGTACGCCGGTCAGTACACTGACAAGCGCGAAGCCGCTCTACTACTCCGCGAGATTAAAGCTGGAACGCTAAAGAGCGCAGTTACCAAAAAGCTAGGCAAGCCTGTCCATGTAGCACAAGCAGGTAAGGGCGACATTGTACTGCGCAACAAAGCCATTGGCGTCTGCGTAGGCCGCTTCACGTACTTCGTGGGCGAGCAAACTGTAGACTTCAACTACGAAGGCTTCCCTATCACCAAAGACGGTTTGGTTACTTGGCCAACCCTAGATTGCGACTGCGCATGGAAGATCGCGCCTACCGCAATTCTCGACGCTCCGATTGGAGGTGCGTCCGGTGGGTAAGACAGTCAAACTTATCGTCGCAGCAGTGGTTGTCATCGCGCTTGTCGTTGTGGCGCAGCCTGCCCTTGCTGGACTTATTGCGGGTAAGGCAGCGGTTGCGGCGGGCACCATCGGCATTGGTGCAAAGCTGATTGCCGCCATCGCTATCGCGGCAGCTTCAACGCTCGCGCAGCGCCTAATCATGGGCAAGCCCAAAGGCATTGGGAACAGCGTCTTTGAGCGAATGAACATTACGGTGGAGCCTACCGCTCCCCGCCGCATCGTGTTTGGTCTGACTGCCGCTGCCGCTGACGAACGTTTCCACGAGAAGATTAAGCGCGACCAAGGTGGGCAGAACCCTACTCATCTGCGCCCATACAAAAAGGGTGACTACTTCTATCGCGTTATCGCTCTTGCGTCGCATCGCATCAACGCGGTCAAGCAAATCTACTTCGAAGATACGCTTAGCTACAACGGTTCCAGCGCGATTGGTAAATTCACCAAGGACGAAGGGCTAAAGGTACACCCTGTCCTAGAAGGGAAGCGAAACAACGGCTTTAGGTTTGGGTCAGGGGGATACTGGACAAACAACTCTACATTCACCGGCTGCGCTTACCTTTGCCTCGTCCACCGGATGGATGCCGACATCTACCCCGATGGCATTCCAACTCGTTTAACAACAGTCGTCGAAGGGTGCCCTGTCTACGACCCGCGCTTGGACAGTACGAATGGCGGGTCTGGAAGCCATCGACCAACCGACAACGCGACTTGGCAGTGGACTAATGGTGGGAGACAAATTGGGCGCAATCCCGCTCTTGCGTTGCTTACCTATCTTCTAGGCTGGCGGGTCAACGGGAAGCTCATGTGGGGCATGGGCATTCCAGCGTCGCGCATCGACTTCGCTAACTTCGTTGAATACGCGAACATCTGCGAAGAATCTGTCACCTCGCACTATGGCGGCACGACCCAACGTTACACCTGCGATGGCATTTTCAGTACAGCCGAAGCGCATGAGTCCATCCTTGCAGCGATAACCTCCTGCATGGGTGCAGCCAAGCTGGTTGATACTGGTGGCCTTTATCAACTTGTAGGTGGGGTGAACGACCTAGACGGTCCTATCACAACCTTCACAGAACGCGACCTACTTGGACAGTATGAATGGCGACCCTCGCAAGCGGTCCGCGAGTATTTCAACATCGTCCGTGGGCGCTTTACCAATCCATCTAAACTGTACCAGTTGGAAGATTGGGGCGAGATAGAGACTGCGCCACTTGCTGACGGCATTCCTCGTACTCTGGTACTTGAACTTCCAGCCGTAACGCGGGCGGAAACTGCGCAGCGCATTGCCAAGCAATTCCTGATCCGAAACCACTATTCTGGAATTTTAACAGCCACCTTCATGCCTGCCGCTTTCACGGTACAGGTAGGCTCGCTTATCCGGCTGGTTCTACCAAGCGAAGGTTGGGCACAACCCGGCAAATTGTTCCGCGTTATCGCTCAAGAGGAAACGGCAGAAATGCTTTTCCAGATGACGTTGCAGGAAGAGAATGAGGCGATCTACGCTTTCGATCTAAACGAAGTAAAGCCGCTTCCCGACGACATTAGACCTCCCGGTTACAATCCAGAAGCACAAGAGCCAGTGGAAGGTCTGACTGTAACAAGCCAAGCCGTAGATGGCGCCAATGGCGTTCGCCAATCGCAAATTACCATTCGGTGGGAAGAACCCGACGCTGCGGTTGGCAGCATTGCCATCGAAGTAAGTACGGATGGGACCATTTGGAACGAGGTAGCTGCTCGCTTCACAGCAAGCGCAGAAGAGTTCGTTTTCAATGCCCCCGTTAGCGGAGTGGCAACACAGGTCCGCGCCCGTTTCCGCATGTTGAGCGGCATTTACGGACCCTACTCAACAACGACTGTCCAAGCGGCAGTTGGCTCAGGTGTCCCTAGTTTCGTTGGCTACCTCACTGACCCAGCAGTGACGTTCGCCGCTGATAGTAATGGTAACATTTTATGACCGCACTAAGTTCGTATCGCGGCCAGTTCAAGGTATCCTTCGAAGGGCAAGACATTACCACAGGCCATGGCGTTGTTTACAGCGTCATGGAGGAAGTAGGCTGCGATGCCGAGATTGATGCCGCAACAGGTGTCTACCTGCTCTACAGCGTCACGAATGATTCCGCTTACGCTACCTTCAAGGCAGTCCATCAGGGTAAGGAAATCGTCCAGCGCTTCACGGTAGCGAAAAGCCGAGCGGGTGTAGATGGTACGCCTGCGAAAGTCCTATCCGTTACCTCGTCCACACAGACGATCACCTATAACAAGGATGGCGAGCCTGATCCTGTCTCGCAGACGATTACTTTCAACGCCTTCAAGCAGAACTCGACGGGCACAGTTGTTTGGAGCGTGACTGACATTAACGGCGAAGCGCGCATGCCGGTTGGAGATTTCCTAAGCGCAGCGTCTGGCGATCAAGTCACAATGACGCTTCCGCAATTCGTTGCCGCAAGGAACGGTACAACCGGCGTTATCGTCACAGCGGCCCTAGCGGACGGCTCTGGATTGGCAGACCACATTAGCGTCGTCCACATGCAGGATGGCGCTACCGGCCCTGTAGGCCCTTCGCTGGCCCTTCTACCGAGCCAAGCTGGCTTTACCTACCTCAACGGCAATCTAACGCCAGCCAGCCAGACGATCACGTTCACGGCCATGTTGGACGGGGTAGAGGCACCGGTAAGCTGGACGACCTCACCAAACGTCAAAAGCGCAAGTGGCACTAGCACCTTCTCAATCTCGTCCAGTGAGATGGGCGGCAACTCCCAATTGATCGTGACTGCAACTGCCGATGGTGGGGTCAGCCATTCCTTCCCCCTCGCAAAGCTAGCCGATAGCAGCGCAACCGTTGGCATGACGCCAGCAGAACGCGCCGAGTCAGTCCAGCTTGCGGCGGATGTGGCGGCAGTCGAACAAGCCGCAAGTGAGGCGAACACAGAAGCTGCCACAGCAAGAAGCGAGATTGCGCAGGCCCGCACGGACCTAAGCGGCGATGTTCAGGAGGCGCGAGACGAACTTGCGGCGGAAGTGCTTCGTGCAACGAATGAAGAAGGCGCGATCCGCAGCATCGCTGAAACGGCCCAGTCAGACGCCAACGGTCTCACCACTCGCATCGCGAACGAGGAAACCGTTCGGGCGAACGCAGACAGCGCCTTGTCGAGCAGAGCGTCCACGTTGGAAAGCAAGCTGGACCTAGGAACGGACAGTCCGCTCTACGCTCGCATCCGTAACGAGGAAACAACCCGATCCAATGCGGACAGTGCGATTGCAGGACGTACTTCGGTTTTAGAGACGCAAGCTAGCAAAAGCCGGAAGAACTACATTGACCTGTCGTGGTGGAACGATGGCGCAGTTATTCCTTGGGGCCAAAACGGTGGCGCTGGCAACCAAATTCATCGACTGCCCGACCCCACTACCGCTCCTTGGGCGAACATCAGAGGACCACGCGGAAACTCCGATGCCGTATGGCTTGCTCGCGCCGATGCTGGTGGCCAACAGGCTGGCGGCTGGAACGGCGCTCCGACGCTCCAACTCGACCCTGACCAGACTTACAGGTTCATGGTCCCGATCATGCACATGGGTGAAGAGCCTCGATCATCCTTTTGGGGTGTCCACGGCGTCTGCGATTTGAACACGACGACGATCAACGGCAATCCGTACTTCGCCCATTGTGATTTTTCGGCCCTTACAGCGCTCAAGTGGTACTTGTTTGTAGGCTACATCTTCCCTCGCAACTCCACCCAGAAAACTCACGACGGCGCTGGCATCTATGACACGGAAACTGGTGAGATAGTCCGAACTGGATGGAACTTCTGCTTCCATCCCGATGGTCGGCAGATTTCGCATCGAGCATACCAGTTCTATGCCGCTGACGGTGCGTATCAGTCTTTTGGGCGTCCGAGTATCGAACTTGTGGATGGCACCGAACCACCATTGCTTGAAACATTTAAGGCCCAGCGACAGACAAACGCTCGAATTGCAACTGAAGAGACTGCAAGGGCGAATGCTGACAGCGCCCTTGCAGGCCGCACTTCGACATTGGAAAGTCGCGTAGGCGGCCATAACTCTACAGACATCGTTGCTCGTCTAGATTCGGAAGAACTAACCCGCGCTTCTGCCGATAGCGCATTAGCTACACGAAGCACAAACCTCGAAAGCCGGTTTAACAAAGCCGGTACATTCGAGATAATGCGCCCTGATACGTTTATCGCGGCACATTCTTCCCCGCCGGAAACCCCCGGCAATGACGGGGAGTACCGCAATGACACTCCGCATTATGGTCCGTATGTACAGTTCAGTACGGTTACGGCTGCAAAGCGTGAAGTTCATGCAATACAGCGTAGAAACCTATTTTATAGGTTGAGGGCGCGTGTTTGGCAGGTGTCTGGGCCAACCACAAAAATGATGTTCTATGCCGAGTACTTCGACACCAACTTCAATCGTGTAAACAGTGGTGTTCTCGGTAACATCTACACGATCCCTGATGGCGCATTCCACACCCACACCTACGAAGGTGAAGTGCCCTTCCACGAAGGAGCGGTATGGGTTCGTTTTTTCCTTCTCGTTAATCGCTCAATTGACAATCCACACGGTGCAGGTGTTCCCGGTGCCGTCACCAGAATCTTCGAGTTTACAACAGAGGATGCTACCTCGCTTCGTGCATCTGAACTTTCATTTAACGCGAAGATTGCAACCGAAGAAACGACACGGGCCAATGCCGATGGTGCGCTCGCCAATCGTGCGACTTTGCTTGAAGCTCGTGGCTCAGGTGGGGGTAACTTGCTTTCGAACACAACCCTCGAAACCATGACCGGATGGACCCCGATTAATGGCTTGGGGGCTGCGGCAGGTGCGGCGTTCGTCATCAATCTCGCAGGCTATGATTATCATCCCGAAAACGAACACACTTTGGGTCTGTTTCAGGGCACTCGTTTAGGAACGACTGGTTATCTGCACTACACCTCGGAGAGGTTTTCGGTTCGCCCCGGAAGCTGGATCCAGTGGTATGTACTTGCCAACGCCCACCGTGCCCCTGTTGGCGGCACGCTGTATTACTATGATCGAAATGGGAGCTATCTTGGATTCTCGGATCAGTATGCAAACGTCGGCGCTAATGAGGGCAAGTCGTTAGCTTCCTATACCCGCATAGGCGTGCCTTCGACGAAGGTTCCGGCAGGGGCCACCACGGCGGCCCTTGAGCTTCGCAAATTCGATAGTTACGAAGGCAGTAACGACAGCTATGGTTGGTTCATCCGCCCCTATGTTGGCGAGGCTCGCGAAGGCCAGACCGAATGGAACCCCTTTGTTCACGGATCGGGTCGCGCTGCTCGTAACGAAACCCATTCTCGCCTCGTAACGGAGGAAAGCACCAGAGCCAACGCCGACAGTGCCCTTGCTAACCGTACGACGACACTGGAAAGCACGGTCTTCAATGGTCCGAACCAAAATAGCAATCTAGCGTCGCGCATCTCCACAGAGGAAACCACTCGCGCGTCGCAGACGGCTGCACTCGCGTCTAGAGCAACTAGCTTAGAAGCGAGCGTTGTACGCGGCGACACTTCCCTAAACCCTAACCCTTCCTTTGCTCTCTGGCCCGATGGCCAGACCTATCCAACTACTTGGAATGGCTGGACTGGTGACATCGTAGTAAGCAGAGATAGCGATCCTTTTGGACGCGGTGGATGGTGCATGGTGCAGTCATCCACGTCGTTGAACGCTGGCCTCATCCAAGGCAGCGTGTACATGAATCCGGGCTATTATGTGATTGAGGCGGAGGTCCACTTACTTTCAGGTTCGCTACAAAGCGCAGGCATAACCTGTCATGGTTGGGGCGCACTTAGCCTTAACTTCATGTCAGATCCTGATGTGAACGGCGTCGTAGGACATAGCGGCTACGGTGTTCGTCGCTTTACAAAGTTAGTCCACAACCCGCACGAAGGTTACATGAACTTCCACCAGATGAATAACTGGGAGGGCTTTGGTCCGGCGGTCGCAAAGACCATCCGTTGGATGCGTGTTTCGGTGCGTACTGCAACGGATGGCGAAATCAAGGCGCAAAAGGTAATTGATGCAAACCTTATTGCGAGGGTTCAAACCAACGAAGGTGTTCTTGCAACACATGACGGTAAGCTAGCAGCGTACCTAACGCAATCGGTGGTAGCGGGCACAAGCAGGGCGCGCTTCGAACTTAGGGCGAACCAGTCTTTCAGCGAAGCTGAATTAGCGGCGGATGCCGTTTACTTGGGTCCAAACCGTGCGCTGGAGATTACAGAGTCGGGTTCACGCTTTAACGGAAACCTAAACATCGGGGCGAAGATTTCCGTTGGTAGCGGCGCGGGTTGGCAGATCGCCTTGAAGCCCGCGACATTCACCGCGAAGGATGGCGATGTTATCAACTTCGGTTACGACTTTGGCTACATTCCAAGTTACCTGCCTATCTCATCAAACGGCCTTGCTACTTTGAACGCAGGTGAAAGCTACAACCTGTATCTCGATCCTGTGTCATCCACTCAAGCAACCGCGAGGCTCAAAATCCTTGTGCCCGGTACTGCGAGCAGTGTGTCACTCACAACCGACTACGCAGGTTCTTCGGGACCAACTCGCCAAATAGACAAATCACAGGCTGACTCCGCGAACGGTACGTACCGCTTCAAAGGCACGGCGACTGCTAGCAAGTACATTTTTGTCAGTGGTGGCGGAGGTGGTAATCCATACGAGCCTGAACCAATTGTCGATAATGAGAACAATTACATCGAGGTTACGATGCGACTGTGGGCATACGTGTCTGGGGTTTGGCAGGAAGTGAAGCAGATGTGGGACACCAAGTATGTCAACGCATACTCGTCTGGAACTTACTCAAAATCCTTTAGCTTTGATACTGACATAACCGTTTCAAGTGGTGTTACCAAGTTTGGTTTGTCAATCTCCACCAACGGTAGCAGCTCAACCTGTAAAATTACGGAAGTTAGTTGGTCAGCAGCAGGCACACCTAGCAGCGTAAGGTCCGCAACCCCTAACGGGCAGACTGCCCAGATAACGATTGTACCATGATCCAACTAAAGACAGCAGAAGAACTGATCCGCGAAACGACGGGGCAAGATGGAGATGGCGAAAGCCAGTGTACGTCATGCGGACGAACGACCCCCATGTGGGCGCTCTACGTGGATGAATCCATCGAGACAGCCCGGTGTGGGCACTGCCTCACCAATGATGCCATCAACGCCCCTGCGGTGCCCAATGAGGGCTGGGATGGCGAAAAGGGCAACGACATTCGCGCAGAGCGGAACCAGCGCATAGCGGCTGCTCAATGGGCAGTCCTTCCCGGTTCTCCGCTAAGTACCGAGTGCCAAGCCGCGTTCCTCGAATACATCAAGGCGCTGCACCGCTTGACCATCGATTTTGACGCTCCTGCTTCCGTTGTGTGGCCGGACGAACCCGCATTAGATTTTGGAGAGTAACAGATGACCACTGAAACAATCACAGACGAGCAGTACGCCGAAGCACAGGCTATCGTGGAAGCCCGCCGCGCACAGGATGAAGCGCGGGTAGCTGCGCAGCGCGAAGCCCTTGTTGGACCCGTAACGGCCCTTGTATCGACCCCCGAATTCAAAGCGATGGTCGCAGAGGCGGCTACCATACTGGCTGACTATCCCGACGAGCGCATGTATTTTTCGATGCACTTGAACGCGCTGCTAAGCGGCGGCCGGAATCTCGCACAGGCAGTTGGTGTAGATCTCACCCTGCCGTCGGAAGAACCCGCTCCTGAACCCGAATGACGTTAAATAGCTGATGGTTACGGGTTTTCTTACGGCATGGGCTACCTTGCTAGGCGTCCTTGCTTCTCTTTGGGAGAGTGCCCGTAAGAACCCGTGGCTAGCAGTTATTACCTTCATCGGCCTGTTCCTTGCCGTGCTAACGCTGGACAACAGAGCGAACCTCCACAGGGCTGCGCACCCGACACCGGAAATGGAACGCGATGCACTGGATCGCAGCATCACTGGCGATGTTAAGGTCCACGATCAACTAGGCGCACTGCGCGGGAAAACGAACGCGGACAGGGTACTGGTGAGGCAGTACACCAACGGGACCAAGAACCTCATCGAAGTCCCGTTCAGCCACATCTACACCTCCCACATTTCGCTTGCGGAAGGCGTCAGCGTTCCGGCGTCCAGCAACTATCCCACCAGCATCATGAGCCAGACTTCCAAGATGATCTGGCGAGATTTTCGCAGTCCCGGTTGCATCAGCCAGAATGTCGCGGAAATGGATTACGATCCGGCCTACAAAGCCTATCTCCAACAACATGCCGTGGACAAGGCGTTTACATGCCCGCTGGTAAGCCGTGAGGGCTTTCCCATCGGTTTGCTAGGCATAGGGTACACCGACCCTGCCAACCAACCGTATGACGATCAGCACATCCTCTCCACCGTGGGCCTGGCCGCAAGCGGAGTGGCCGCAACGATCGAGGAAATCAAAGGACAGAAGGCGCCGGAACCGTGGTGGAAGCTATGGTAAAACTCGTCCGCGACCTATTCACCGGACCATCCAACCTCTATTACGATCTAGGGCGAGTTGGCTTGGCCTTCTCGCTGCTATCCGCTGTTGCCTATCAGGGTTGGGCTTTGTTCCAAGGACAGGCGTTCGACGCGCTGGTGTTCGGGACCGGCTGCGCAGCTATCCTAGGCGCTGGTGGGTTTGGTATCGCGCAAAAGGACAAGGCTCGCCCTAAGGGCCTTGTCGAAGGCGAAGAGATACAACGGTAAAGGGCCAGCCTTTCGGCCAGCCCTTCCTTTGTCATGTTCCGCAAAATGTCAGCTTGAACAGCATCGCCGTTGATGCGTCGTGGCAGATGACTTTCCACTCGTTGAGGAACGAACCCTTCCGGCACATTGTCGCTTTGCCATCCTGCGCATCGACCCATTTCTTCAATTCGCAGTCCTCTACGATTTCGTTCATCACGCCCATAAGTTTCCATGCCGCTAACTCGCGAGCAGCAGGCTCGGTCTTCGTTCGCCGCCGCGCATTTCGCATCAAGCGAGAGTAAACCTCGTCCTCCATGAGTTGCGCAAGTGGTATCGAAACGCTGAATACCGCAGCGGCTTCCATCTGATTGACCTTCATTCGCTACCTCCGACAGCGGGGCCGAAGTTGAAGTAATAGGTGAGGTGGTCCGTGTCGGCTGTGAACTGGATGAAAACGTCAACCAACCCATCTGCCCTATCGCGTAAGACCAATGCGTAGGGGGCGCTCAACTTGTTCGCCATTTGCAGGCGCTTTGCTGCGCAAGCCGTTGCCTCGGGGTGGCCAATCAGATTGGTACATCCTGCGCCAAAAGTAATGTCTTCTAGGGTGCCGACGAGAAAAACCGGTCCAACCAAATCCACATCATCGCATTCTGATTCTGAATGGTGCGGCTGGTGGAAGAAATTGATCGTATCACGATCCAGAGAAACCGCCTTGGTTTCGGCTGGCGCTGGAAATGCGAACAGGGGTTCGTTGCGGGCAGTCTTTGTTTTAGTTTTGGTTTCAGTCATTCGCTTGCTCATGTAGAAGCCCGACAACGCAAAGCGGGTCGGGCTTGGTTAGGCACGATGTTATGCCGATCTACCGGGCAAGCGATTCGGCCCGAGCGATCCTTCTATACCTTGGAAGCCGCTCCCGTCAATTAGATTCGGTTCATAGGTAGCAGCGCCACTTATACACTGGATTGCGGCTGTTAACCAAAGGCTCCCATAGATTGAGGTCTACATCAATTTCGGTTCCGTCCGCGTATAGGTAAACCTTCGGGGCGCGAATTCCGTCCCAGATCATGATGCTACCTAGTTCGTGATGGAAGCCCTGTGCGCCGTACAGAAGGTCATAGCGGTAGGATCCGGAAAGGTTGTTCTGTTTCGCTGTGACGAGGTGCGCGTTTGGGTTTTTCCAAAGGTCATCACCCGACCATCGCTTCGCCATTTCATGCAAAGTTTTGTAGCCGTTCGCTGACGTTTTCGGACTGTAGCCCTGCTTGAACAGGTTAGCGTCGTCTATCACTCCGAAATTGAAGTGGAACCGTTGCTTGCTGTTGTTAACGTCGAGGACGATACCGTACTGCGTCTTAGGCCGCTTTGGCTTAGGTCCGTTATCGAAAACGTCGATGCGGTAGCTAAAGTCATTCTTAAGCGCAGTGGGCGCAGGGTTGCTTGTAGGATGCTCGAATAAGGTTGTCATTATAGCACCCCTGCTCGGTAGTTCACGCCGTTCCGCATAACCTTCTTTTCCATTTCGATACGTCCATCCCCGATCAAACGGGTTAGGGTTTTACCGAAATTGGTTTGGTTGGTTTGTGCGCGAGGGAACGCAATGTCCTCCCACTCGCGGAAGGTTTCATGCAGGTCCGATGCTCTCGTCCAGTCCTTGTAGTTTTTACCAAACTCGGTTGCCCAAAGCTCTACGGGGCACTGGTTACGGTTGCTCTCCTGCTGCGACTTCAAAGCGGTCATCATGTTCGCCTCGATAACAGGGTCAGGGCCTTCCTCGTCCACGCTCTGCCAAAGCATGATCCAATCGACCGTCTGCATGAATGCCCAATCAGGATCGTTGCTGTAGCGCAGTTCGGCAAAGCGACGGACGCCGGTATCGTCGCGCACAAGTTCACCAAGACTCTTGTTGGTGCAGCCGATGAGCGTGGCGCAGTTGCGCACAACGTCGCTTCGGTTCGTCCGCATCGTGCGAATGGATAGCTCGTTGCTGGTGATTAGGTTCTTCACTTGGTCAACGTCAGCTTTCGAGAAGAAGCCCATCTCATCGATGAAAAGGATGGATGCCGACCAAATGTCCTTCGTCTTGCCATCCGATAGCAGCCCGAAGTCCACCTTGCGGGTTAGGTCCCCTAGAGGGGCGATAAGATGCTCAACGAAGGTGGATTTGCCCTTGCCCTGTGAACCAGTAAGCACAGGCATCAGATGGTTCGTAACGTCCATCCCACGGGCTTTGCGCTTCACCTGCCACATGAACTTCTTCAAGACCGCGACAGCGAACCCCTGGCATGAGTCCGACACGTCGAAACAGGCGCGCTCTAGGTCGGCCCACATTGCAGCACCAATTTCGCCGGTGGCTTTACCCTTCTGAAATGCAATCAACTGGAATGCTTCCACGCTTGCGTCCGTGATGACCTTTTCCTGCCACTCGTCCAGCGCGTCGGAAATCACACCATCGCGATAGCCTAGTTCTAGCTTATCGTTAGCTAGGCGCAGCTTGCGAGCGATTGCGTCTAAAGTGCTGGCAGAAGCGTTGTGGATGTCGAAAATCCGTTTGGCCTCTGGAACGTCCTTTGCCTCCTGCGCGGTGATCGTCATGTCGCCAATCTTCGCGGGGCGTTCTTGCTTGATGATCCCCCGTGGGGTGAGGATGATCTTGTTCTGCTCGGCCCACCTCATCACGAAGTCCACAACGTCTTTGGGTACGAAGCCGAGTTCTCTTTCTAAGCGCTCGCGCCGCTTTGCTTGCTTGAGCGCCTTTTCGAATTCCGATGCTTTGCAAATCTTGTTGGTGACGAGCCAATCGCAGACCGTTTGGTTGTCTTCAGCAGGATCGAGGAATCGAACTACCTCATGCAGTTCAATCTTCTCCTTCTTGATGTGCTTCTCTGCAAGGGCTTTGACTACCTCAATCAGACCATCTTGGTAATCGGGGGTTACATCATCGTTTGATGCGACCACTTCTAGCTGTGGCTTAACGCCATCTTCTGTTTTCATTTTTTGTACCTCATAACGAAAAATCCCGCTAACCGGGGCCTGAGAATTCCGGTTAGCGGGATCGGTTCTTTTCGTCTTGAGGACTACCTAGACCTTCTCCACCAGCTAGCAGTGGATTCTCAGGCCTCTGTAGCGTCATTTCTATTTACCCTAGATAGCAGAAATGGTGCTCAAACACGATAAAAAAGTTTCCAGAGTTTCGTTTTGTGCTGGTACCTTCACACCCTTCACGGCCCTTAACGATCAAAAGTCCAGCTCTTCTGCGCGGTAGCGGTGTCGTGATGGATGTTAAGGGTTATTTTATTAAGAAATAAAAATAAAAAGATAATCCATGGTACAGGCAAACCGCAACACCCCTACATTCACATCACACCCATAACACCCTTAACATCTGCCCCCAATCTACCTCGAATAATGACGGCCACCTCTGTTGCTAAGTAAACTGGTGAAAACCCCACCAGTGAGAACAGAGGGCATCTTTGGCGAAACCAAACTACTATCTACAGAACGCAACCCTGTTAGAGCAAATTCATAAGAGCAAGCTAACGTACTGCTCAGAAGCTGAACCCAAGTACCAATCATTCGACGTTATCGTGGATAGCTTGGACGAGGTAACACCAGACAAGCTAGAGCAAGCTGCTACCCGCAAGGCCACGCTCGAATTTAAGCGGCTGCGCAAAGAAGCACGGGACAAGGGTTGGAAGATACACGAAGCGCGATACAACGCGATCAAGGCTCCAACCTACTCAAACGATCAAATGGTCATCCGCGTGATGACATGGGATCACATTCCAAAACTGGAACGCGACCCAAAGAAGGCGGCACCTAAAGCGATTAAGCACCATCACGAACCCGTGAACTTTATCCCCTTCAAGCACTACGTCCCTACCGAAGATGGCTTCCGTGAAGTCCTGCGCAGCCATTGGAAGGGTGACATCGAAACAGGCCATTTCTCGGCCGATCATGGCAAGATCACTAACACCCTCGGGAAGTGCTTCCTGATGCTATCGCAGCGGTACGGCTCACGCGGCAACTGGCGCGGCTACAGCTATGTTGAAGAGATGAAGGGCGAGGCGCTTGTGAACCTCGTCAACCACGGTCTCATGTTCAACGAAGCCAAATCATCCAATCCGTTCGCCTATTACACCGCCGCTTGCAGCAACTCGTTCACGAAAATCCTGAACGCGGAAAAGCGAATGCAAGATGCAAGAGACGACATGTTGGAAGAAGCTGGGGTAAGGGCCAGCACAACGAGGCAGCTAAAGAACACTGGCTGGTGAAGGGAATGGTCCTAGCGCACCATGACACCAACGCTAGGACCATCTTTTTGGCGGAAAGGAGAAAGCCGCCACCTCTACTTACGCTAAGTAGAAGGTGAAACAGACTCCATACAGAAACAAGTTCGAAGCCAAGGTGGCGCATAAGCTAGGACCGGCTTACGAGTACGAAACGATGAAGCTGTCCTACGAGGTACCAGCGCGCCAAGCGATCTACACGCCGGATTTCATCGACTACGAGAACAAGGTAATCGTTGAAGCGAAGGGCTACCTGCGCGCAGAGGACCGCAAAAAGATGGTCCTCATCAAACAGCAAAACCCTGACTGGACTATCTGCTTCATGTTCCAGAAGGCCAATCAGACGATCTCGAAAACAAGCAAGACCACCTACGCAATGTGGGCGGAAAAGAACGGATTCAGTTGGCGGGAATTACCGAAGGGTTAGGTGACACCAGTTCGACGCGCTGCTCAAGCTGCGCAAGCCGCTCTTCGTAGACACCAACATCCTTGCCCACGTGGAAGATCAACAGCCCAAGGCTACCGAGGCCCATCAATGCCGTCAGCAGCAACCCAGCCATGCCGTAATCAAAGCGGTTCGACTTCTTTGCCATGCCCCAGAACATAAGGGGGCCGCTGGAGCGTTTCTACGTAGATCGCTCAGTTATCCCCGCGTCCGGTCCGCGCCTGTGGATAACTTTCCAAGAAGGGTCACGAATTGAACAGCTTAGCCTCTGCTTCGCGTCGCCTCACAAGCCCTGCAAGCACCCTTCCGCCGCCCCGGTTCCATCGTTTGAACTCGTGTGCTGCGCCAGCATAATCGCCCGCGTTGAGCTTCCTAAGGAGGGTGGACTTGGCAAGCGCGCCTTCGCCCACGTTGAACGCGAAGGACACCAGCGCGTCAAACTGGCCTTGCGACATTGGCACCGTGACAAGCCTGTTCACTGCGCTCTCGAAACGGGAAACATCCTCGCGCAATAGCTTTTCGCCGTATGCCGTGTTGATCGACATACCGGGTTGAACGTGTTTGCCCGTTGATCCGTAACCGATGGTAAGAACACCAGCGGGGCAGATGTATGCCTTTGAACGGAAGCCTTCGAATTGCTTGATTAGGTCGATGCCTGTCTGTGAAATGCGCATCATCTACTTATGTGCGCAGTTAACAGGCCTACATTTGAGCCTCCGTGCTAATTAGTTGGCACACCAGAAGGAGGGCGCAACATGAAGATCGAATCTACACCAATCAACGACGCGGACATTCTAATTCAGGCTCGCAAGGACAAGCTGCAAGCCGTCCGCAATGGGCACAAGGGCGAGTTGTTAGAACTACTGGATAGGACTATAGCTTTGTTCGCCCACGCTGCTAGCGAGGTAGCAAGTAGGCACCCTGACAAGCTGGATTAACCCTAACCAGAAAAATACTGTCAAGCCTAAATCTCCGGCTCGTAAACTTCTCATTAAGGCTGCAAAGCGGTGACAGCACAACAGAAGGAGCATAAAAATGTCCGCAACCAAAAAGCCTGAATTCTACGTAGATGGACACTTCAAAGCGCGTAACTTTGAAGCGACTGTAGGTACTCGCGGCGGTAAGTCGGTCTACGCTTTTGTTCTTGTGGAATGTGAGGTAGATGACCCCGACCGCTTTGCTTACAGCAACGGAAGCTGGTGGAAAATCGAGCAACCTGACTGATTGGTTGACAGAATAGCACATTAGCGCAGAATGGCTTCCGTTCAACGGAGGCCATTTTTGTGACTAAACAGCGTTCCACCCCAACCAAACGGACTATTCCTATGGCGGGGCTCAATGGCTTCAACAGTCAACTTGCAGAACGCTTCCCCCATGTGGATGGCACTACATTGCCCAGCGAGGGCGATCTAAGGGCAATTTACGAGTTTGGGCGTTCGTACATAAGCGAGGCTGCCAACAAACCAGATGGCCCTGATCTGGCGTTCTGTGCGGTCCACTGGCCTGAGAATGGTCCTGCGCTGCTAGGTATGACATTCGCCTACAACCGCAGACACCTTAAAGACCCTACAACGGGTGATGCGATGTTCTACCGAATGTGGACGGAACAAGGCTATGGCGAGGTCCTAACGAAAGAGCAGATGCAACAGGACCTAGTTCGCTATTGTGTGGCGCACATGGGTAAGCCTCAAGCCGTAGATTGACACTCATGGCGATACCCCGACCTAGGGTCGAGGTACCACCCGTTAAGCTACGCTTGTGCGCTGTAGAACGTCCCCATTCGTTACAGCGTTGAGCAGTTCAAGCCGTGACAGCTTGTGCATCACGATGTTCTGCCCTGTAAGGTCCGTTTCCACGACTGCTACTGCGGCAGAGCAGCTAACTGCACCAAACTCGAAGCCCTCGGACACTTGGATTTCTACGTCGAACAGGTCCATCGCGTGTTCAATGTCGCCGTACCGTTCGTCGAACGTGTAGGTGACTACCTCGCGGACATAGCAGCCCACGATGTTACCCTCTCCCCGAGTAAAGGGTGCGATGACGAAGCGTACCTTCTCGCCCCTTACCTGTCCAAACAAGTCTGCGTTACGCATTGCCTTCTCCTGTTGTTGGCAACATCGTATTGCAGCCAGAAAATCTGGTAAGCGAGCCGCTTTTTTACCTAATTCTAAAAAAGGCGGAAGAAGAACACTCGTACACGCGCGAAGCTATTCATGGGTCCTGCGCAGCTTTTTCTTCCTACTGCGAATTCTTTTCAACAAGGTAAAGAAGTCGTTAACTCCTTGGCAGCAGATCGAGCTGGCAACGAGGGGCACAGTGTTCCGAGGGGCAAGCAAAAATGCACAACAGGAGAATACCAAATGTTCAAAATCCTCAAGAAGCTTCGCAAGGATGAAATGGGTGCAACGGCCATCGAATACGGCCTTATCGCAGCACTGATCGCGGTGGCAGGTATCACGGCGTTCGATCATGTCGGCGACAAGGTCTCCGAAACGATGATGGGCGTCGGCAATCAGTTGGACACCAGCAACAAGGACGCTGGAATGACCACCGGCTAACCAAGTCTCCTGAGTCGCAGTACCCAGCGACGGAAGGGGTGGGAGGAAACTCCCACCCCTTTTCCATGACTTCTGCACAGGGTTATGCCCTAGCGGACTGGCTATGTTCCGCGTATGTTCCAAGCATGGCATCCTACAAGACTGACACCCTCTCGGCCCTTATACGTCACGGCTACTGGCTGCACCTTGTATGCCCCTGTGGACACGATGCGAGGGTTGACCCCGTTACGCTGCGCAGCGAGTTGCAACGCAAGGGAAAGAGCCTGCACTTGGCCCGCTTGGACGAGAGCATGAAGTGCCAGCAATGCGGCGGGCGAAAGTTTGACGCTTCCGCATGTCACGCCCCCGAGGGATGGGCCTGACCCACGCAAAACTGCGTTGAAAAGGTTGTGCAACTGTAGCTTGCATTATGAAATTGTTGTCGATTCCGATTTGCGACTAAGTTGTTTTGTTACAACACGAATTATCTGTGAACGGCAGCTTTTCAGTCCCATCGCAGTTTACGGGCAACGACCAATGTCAGCGGAATGACCGAGATTTGGGTGGAAACCGGAAACTGCAAACCAAACCTGCCGCAACGATCTGATCTCCCGACCCACCAAATGGAGATTCCTCTCTAGTCGCCCTTGAATACCCCGTCATATGTAATGAGGTTTGTTTCAAGCGAAGCGACGCTGCCGTTGTCAATTATCTGAGCGACCTCTCCGCAGTCGAACCATAGCCTATTGGCTGTCAGACCGTTCTCTTCGATAAACTGGTTGACCTCTCTGGCCGACCACGATGCTTTTTTCAGTCCGCCAAACATTGGGCGTAATTCAATGTCTTGCTTCTTCAACATCCCCTTTTCCGAGGAAATAGCTTCCTTGTAAAAGTTCACATCCTCACCGAACGCCGCCATTCCGTCTTCCATGTATATGTTGCAGCTATAGCCAACCTGTGAGGCCTCGAAATCATCTTGCCCATTGAAGACGTTCGGATCATCTCGGATCTCCCGCGAGAGCAAAATCATACCGGGCTTGGTGGCGGTTATCGCGAGGCAGTCGAATTGCGGACCTTTAGGAAAACAACGCGTGATCTGTGTCGCCAGTTCATCATCTGAGGAAGCTAGGATACTCCCGTCAGGTTGCTCCATCCAATCCAGCGTTTCTTTTTCTACGGCCTCTTGCGGTCCAGGAGAGCTACAAGAAGCTGCAAAAGCGAAGGCCATCGGCAAAATAAGTGCGCTATTTCGTTTCCTCATGGAGACACATTAAGGACCGCAGTTCTCACGTAAACTGATTTATTCCGAACCAATCCGGAAACACCACAATCCCCCCTTAGTGGAGCGGCAGAAAAGTCCCCATTCGGGTCGTTAGCTGACCGTCCGGTTTTGGACATCTATTTCACTAGCGACTAACTCGCCGCGCAGCAAAATGTATTGGGTTCACTGCCTTGTGAGATGCTGTGCTACTGTAGCTTGCTTTATTCGCGATGGTGCCTTCGGATGTTTTAAAAGGCCTTGGGACTAGTCCATCATTCTCAGCTCTGACTCAGCCTGTTCCGCTCTTGCGCGGAACTCACGAGCGCGAGCGAAGTCACCACTTTTCTCGCTGCTGAGAACGGCCCTTCGATAAAAGGCGATCTGCTTCTTGAGGTAATCGCGGCTCTCGTTACGTGTTTGTGCAGCTACCTGCTGGGCTTGCTCAAGAGGCAGTGAGCGGAAGTTGTCCCAAAACGCGATGTGCTTCTCTTCATTCCACCAGACCCATACAAGTATGCCGCCAAGGACGAAAAGAGCCGCGATTTCGAGCGAAAAGAGAGCCTTCAGGAACAGTAACCCGAGTACTACCGCTGCGGCCTTGATTTGAACCGCCACCTGCTGAAATTTATTTCCATGGAATGCCCCCTTTGAAGAATCTTATTCTGCTAAATCAACGGGGTGTCAAATGCCATCGTAATTGATGCCAGCGTAACTCAGTGGTCGAACCATTGTTCTTCGTTTATGTGGCTTCAAAATGGCGACACATAGATCGGATGGGAGTTCCAATGGCCTACAGGGCGATAGTACTATTTGCGTGCATTGCAGCGCTCTTCACCACCCCGGCTCTCGCTTCTTGGCGTGAAGCCAGTCCACTCGTCGATGGAGCGTGCTCAACTGGCTCTGTGAATGCAGATGGCATCATCGTGAGTTTGGTTATGGATCGAGATACAAGTGCTGACCTCGTCATCGCCTTAACAGGCCAGCGTGGAGAGATGTTTGTTGTTAACTTCAGCAGTGGCGAGGACAAAGTTTTTCGCGCCCAGTACGACCATTCCATTTCCTTTGATCTGACTGACGAACTAATTTCCGCTTTCCGTGAAAGTAACTCGTTTCTGCTTTATAAAAGCGGATCGGGTTTCATCGGCTCGGCATTTTCCTTGAGCGGAAGCAGTAGGGCTCTCGACACTCTTTATGCATGTGTAGGGTCGGTGCAGGCGTCGGAGGAAGCTGCAGACGCAAGTCAGGCGGTTTCTTCGGTAAAGCCACGACCACAACC